CCGCTTATTGCTGTTAATGGTGGGTTATGCTGATTCATTGTTTTAGTTTATAATTGTAAACCCTAATTGTTGCGCTATATAATTAAAAATAATATCATCATCAGCTCCCCATTGTTGTACAATTTCGGAAGGGATTTGTAATGTACTTACAATCAACTCTATTGCAGATTCTCCATCAGTATTAAAAAGTCGATATGTAACCGTTCCTTCACAATTAGGCATAAATCCATAATTGAAAAAATCAGTTAAACTAAACATGGTAACAGTCTTTTGACCTGTTGGAGTCCATGCTGAAATTGGTGTAATATTTCTTGTATTGCTCATAATTAATATAACATATAAATTGGTAAATTGGTATTTAAAGTTGATGTTGATAAATTAAAAGATGCTGGTGATGTTGTTACTGTAATGTATCCACTTAATCTAGCTGGACTTGTGAAATCGTAACTTGTTTGTCCAAGTATTGATGTGTTCTGTGCTACTGACGGGAATGTAGTTGCAGTGCCTTGACATAAAGAACTTAGATAATAAATACCAGGACTTAATGATATTGGTGTTACAAATGCTTTTGATTGTATTCCTGTGGTTGTCCAAATTGTATTATCATTTGCAGTTGAATCTACTCTTGTCGCTAATCCTGTACTTACATTATATGAATATAAAACAAATCCATTGTAATTAGAATTTCCAACAAATAAAGTACCTGTACCTGTTACAATATATTTTACACCTGTTATTGTTGTTGTTTGTGGTATGTAAATTGCGACCAACAACATCCTTGTACTTACATGATTTAATGTTGCAGTTGCATTTGTAAAACCTTGAACACCTAAAGGGAATGATTTTATAGTACTTCCCAACAATTGATAACCTGTTAATGTTGGTGTTTGATTTATTCTATTGCTTATAGATGCAGTATCAGCACTATTTAATTTAAGGTTTATTCTATTGCTTAAACTTAAAGTGTCTATTTTACGCAAATAAGGGCTCAACATATTAGCAGTATCTAAAGGCGATATTCCCGTGCCCGCCATTATACCCGATTGTTGTGTAACGGTTAAAATTGCAGATGGAATTGAAGGGTATGGGGATGTAGCTGGACTTGCTTTTATAACAACATTATCATTACTTGTTGACCACATCAACTCCAAAGAATCATTACTACTAATCGCTATAACATAATTCCAAGCCGCTACAACAGGCGAAGCATTGGCACTACCTGTTAAAACTACTTTACCTGTTGTGCCTTGCAAATTAACTCCGTTTTTTCTTAGCCAAATGTCTGCAATCATATTTCCGCTCCCACCTATTTTTTCTAATTGCAAAGAAAATTGAATGTTATAAATCCCAGCGTTTGCAATTTTTATTCTTGTATTATTTGAAATTGTAACTTCATTTGATAAATCTGTTACTCCTAATTTTACACCATAAGCAGTATTAATAGAAACTGCCGTTTGTGTTGTTGTATCTTGAAACGCTCCATAATATCCAACGGGTGCGGGATTAGTTCCAACACTATCTTTAATTGCAAACCTATTGCCACCAACAAAATAAATAATTGAATCATTGCCTATCGTTCGCGTAATTCTATTTACAAATTTATTTGTAGTGTCTATTTTGCGTAAATAAGGATTAAGCATTGAAGCCGTATCGCTAATATTTAATTTTAAATTTATTCTATTGCTCAAACTTGTCGTATCGGTTGAGCCACCACCACCACCCGAAACCGCCGACCATGTTAGCGTTTTTGGATTGTAAGTATAAAAAATTGCATTACAACTATCGTACGCAATCGCTCCGTTCTTATTTGCTTTTACAATACTTTTTAAAGTAGGTACACCGCAAACCGTTGGAATCTGTAAAGTAGAATCAAACGCCATTCGATTAGCACGGTAGCCATATTGAGGCATTTCTTGATAAACTTGAGCGCTTACTTTCGCGCTTGCAAACACTAATAAAAATAAAATTAATTTTCTCATATTGGGAAATCGCAGTTGTTAAATTCGCTAACCGTTGTTAAATTAAATGTTACCGTTACGCCACTCAAATAATCCTCAAATTTTTCACTAATCGCCGTCCAACTTATTGACGTATCTATACTAATACTTTTATCCTGTCTTAAAGCCATTACAATATCGTTTGCCACTCCGTGCATATTGCCTACAATCTCTGTTTCGAATTCGCCTTCAACCCCCGACTTATCAATAAACCAAAATTGAATTTGATAAATCAATTCGCGCCCTACATTGAAATTTCCTGTATCCATTACATACGATGCAACAGGTAACAAAGGTTGACTATTCCACCCCAACCACTCTACTGGACTTGCAAACCTCGTTTCTTTTATCATTGGATGGCTTTGCAACAGCGCCTGTATTTTTGTTACTATTTGATTGTATGTCATTTTTCTTTTTTACTTTGTCTATAAACTCCTGTTTATATCCTTTACTCATATTATCGGTATAAAAATGTAAATAATTCTCCAGCCATTGCAATATCGCCCGTAGGTAAAACAATTACGTTTCCATTGATTTGAATATAACCGCTGTTACTTGTTGGAGCGGTTGTTATTATTTTGCTTAATCCCGATCGTGTGGCAACTAAAACCGTACGTCCGTATAAATCGTTAACGTTAAATGTGGCTTCGTTTCCTACGGCTGTATAATATGCAATCTGTGGGATTGAGTAACTACTTGAGCCATTAACCCAACGCGGTGTATTTGGTACGTAATCGCGCCCTAAATAGATTGGCGAAGTATAAGCCTGAGCCTCTGGAAATATAACGTCCAATCCGCTACCGTGATTTAAATACTCATAATACAAAGTATAATTCTCTTGCAAATATTTAATCATTCGCGTTAAATAAAATTCCGCCATTGATTTATATTTTTGCTCGATTAACTCCATATCGCCACGTGAAGGCGTGTTGCTTTCTTCTGCGGTCTTTTGCAAAAATCCTTTACTGAATAATTGAAACCCCATCGTCATTGGTAGCAAAGACATTGTAAACCATACAAGCGCATCGGTAACGTAATAATCGAGCAAAGTTTTTTCATCGTTTGTAAGATTATCAGCAACAACTCCATCTTGTAAACGTTGGTATAATTTACTACCGAGCGCGGGTTGAATGTACATATCGCCAGCAACCTTAACCATCGGAAAAATTTGTTTGCCGTCGATATTATTGCTCGCGCCTGTGCGGTCTTTAAATAATTGTTCGGTTATGAATAAAATGTTTTTGCTCATTATTTTGCTACCATTAATTTTGATGACCAAATATGTCGACACGATTCACGATGTTCGCCGTTGTTCATTGTATACCATCCACCGCGACGCTCCCAAACTGAATAACCCAAACGAACGGAAAGCGTTTCAATATCCGACCTACTCCACGACTTACCAGCGTTTGACATTTCGCGCATCTTTACGCAAAATCTTCTACTACTTATTAAATCAGTATCGTCAAATCCTGAGCGCCAATCGTATTTGTATCTAATAAATAATTTAGTTGTTTTCGGCTCGCCACCTAATTCGCTAACTGTTTTTAAAACTTTATATTTCGGCGTTGAATTTACTTTTGATTCTGCAACCTCAATTATTTTTTTTTTGATAAAATCGTTTAAAATTTCATCAACTAAATCTTTATCAATTTTTAAATTCTGGCTTATTACTTCGGGCGTTATGTTTTTATCCTTTGTAATCAAATCTAAAATGCTTGCTTGCGTTTGCGTTAAATCTTCAGCAAAATTTATTCTATCAAATCCAACCTCATTAAAATCGTAAGTTCCGCAATTCTCAAAATATTCAATCATTCTATCATCTTCGCTCATTGAAAACTTTTGCACTTCGTCGTCGGTTAAAGGGTTATCATCTAAACCTAAAAAAACATTTACATCGGAATCACTAAAACCAAAACCATTTTTAAGCATCAACCCCGCTTGCTCTTTTGATAGTTTGCCGTTCCCAAACTGCCTAACAATTCGCATTACATTCTGATATTGACGACCACTTAAATTTTTTATTGCGTCGTTTGAAACTGGCAACTCGATTGCTTGTTGAACGGGTTGCTCAACTACTGCCGTTGCTCCGTCCGATGTAACCTGACCAACTTGCAAAGGCTCGCGCCCCATCAACTCCCTAATTTCATTTTGAGTTAAATTTGCAACCATAATCGACTCCGTAAATTCAAACTTTAACGGCTCTAATGGTACAATATTAAATTCTCCAACCTCTCCTTTTAAGTTTCTAAAATCAGTGAAAACTTGGTTAAATTCATCTTGGCGTTCTGCAACGTATGTATTATTAAATATTTCGTAAGCGTCCCTTATTTCAGTTCTGCTACCTAATTGCCCCTCTGTTTTAATTCCAAAAAGTGATGGCGATGTAATTTGATGACTTGCAAAAATTTCCTGTTGTATTAAACTATTAATATTTGTAAAATCCTCTTTTGTGAGCATCGTCGTTCCTAAACTCTGGATGTCAGCGCTATTCTCTTTGGACTTGTTAAACATTATTACAACACGCTTTCCGCTATCGCCTGTAAATTTCTTTAGTAATCCCTTTTCAACTTCGCCTTTGTGTTCTTCGTTAATAGGATCGCCGTTGTTTAAATTAATAAGCGTACTACCGACAAACCCCTGTTTTGCATTGCCTAAAATATGGCGCGATACTTCAATGTCCGATTCAATATAATTCAAACCCTGAAAATAAGACGGCAACGGATAAATTTCGCTCGTTGGATTGTATTCTCTTTTATAATATATTTGGCTACCTGTTGGATTCTGCGTGCTAAATTGTGGATATTCGCGTGGCTTTTCTTTCCAATCTAACCAATCGTTTTTTATGTAAAAACAACTTAAATCTTTTGCAACTCTAACCTTTGAAAAATCAATATGGTAAACCTCGCTTATTTGCCCGATGCGATTCCAAATAACTTGCAAATAATAACCCCTAAAAAGTTCATCGTCCTTAACACATTTCTTTAAAATATCGTTCCAAGATTCGCCTCTACTATTTGCTTTGCCCTTATCCTCAAATCCACGACCAAAAATATAAGTAGCCTTTGATTTTACAATTGCCCCGTGTTTTGGCGATTCATTATAAAGCGAAAGTAAATACTCTGGATAGTTATTCATTTCGCCAAACTCAACATAACCTTTATTTTTCTTTTCAGTAAATACAGGTTGTAAAGCACGGTCAAATTGTAAAACGATATGTTTATAATTATTATCCATTGTATGTTACAAATGTGTTTGATTGGTCATTATATTCAGTTGGTGTAAATGTTGTTGAAGGATGTAAATAAGCATACCCATTCTCAACGTTATTTAAACCGCTTATATTCGTGTTTATGCTACTCGCTTGCTCATATACATTATAAGTCCAAAAGCCCTCTTCAGCGCCATTAAAACGGCTATTAGTAACCAAAGAGAATTTATTGTATCGCAAAGTAGTTGATGTATTTGTTGCAACAAATTTAACGACATCCTGAGTAATTCTATTCGTAAATACAAATAAAAAATAAGGATTAGTTAAAACGCAATTTTGCGAAGCATTAAAAAAAACCGTTTGCGTTTGTCCTTTTGTTAAATGTATCATTTTTGTCAGGTTAAACCTTGCATTAAAGATATAAAAAAACCCACCGAAACGCTCGGTAACGGTGGGCTTAGTTTTTCATAAGTTATTTATTAAGTACCCGGAGTTTCTAATGCAGACGCAACGCCTGAAGAAACCACCAAAAAGTCGTCCGCCTCTTGTGATGAAAACGATAATTGATAACCATTTCTATCGCCCAAAGCCGTACCGCTTCCACCTTCCGCAGTATCTAAAAATAAACCAAATCCAGCGCCGTACATACGGAATGTTCCGTCCATATCTTTAGTTACAACCGTAACTCTATTTTTGGCTAAAGTATTGATAATATTTCTAGTTGTTGCGCTACGTGAGTTTAAAGGAAATGAAACCATGTGCGTATAAAATAAAGTTCCATTTTCTGACGATGCAGTAATATTATTTGAAGCCATAGCTGTAGCACGTGGCACTTCAAATTTATAAAACTTTTTTCCTGAATCTTTGGTCATTGCTGTAACCGTTCCTGAAACTTGAGTAATACGTGTTACTCCAGACGCATCATAAAGCGCTGAATTTTCAATTAAATAAATTGCATCAATGCCACCGATTGAATCTCTACAATCTATCGCATATCCGGCTGTAATGTCGCAAGGCATAATTTTAAGTTTTAAAAAAAATGGTGGTGTTTATTTCACCACCATTTTTGTAAAGAATATTGTTATTATATAGCTGATTTAAACTTCACACATTCGTTTGTGAATGCAACGTTTACACCAACTTTAAAAGATACTTTTGTTCTAATCTCATCGTTATCCATGCTATAAAAAACACGGTAATTGCTTTCTTCGTTTTCTAAATCAACAGCCAAAACCATATTTGAAAGGCTAATCGCGTAAGCGTCGCCCGTTCCGTTCAATCCGTTTACAGGTACAACCTCGATATTAGTTCCTGGCAATATAAACGATTGTGCGTTTACATCTTGTGGATTGTAGCTAAATAAATTAAGCGCTCTGTAAGCCATTATTAATAAACGATACCAATCATAACCGCAGAATATTTTAACGTCTCCTTTTGCCATTACTTCAGCTGGAATTGCTTTGTAAATACCTTCTGTTGCAGCA